CACTCTACTTTGGTGGCCCCGACGATATTGTCGTCGTAGGCGTTCTCTGAGTAGGTGCAGGCGGTGTCCAGATTGTCTTCACTGAATGACATGGGAGTTTATTATATGCAAAAAAAAGCCCAGAACAAGTCTGGGCTCACAAATTACAACAAAGGAATATAATGAAACTAACTAACTCAAGGAATCAAACTAGCATATTCACTGTACGCCTGCGTCGAACGGGTGTCAAACGTTTATCTGCTGCTTCCCAACCGCGCTTGTACGAGGCATAGCTTGATTTATTCATTTCCGGCCTAATTTTCTTCAGGGCCGTGAGGCTTGGGCACTTCATAACTATCGGATCTCTTGCAATAAGGGCATAGCCAACCTGTTTGGTACGCGGTGTTTTCATTGTCTTCGCGGCGATAAACACGAATCATCGTGAAATCGCACGTCGGGCATGATTTTCCTTGAACCACAGGTCAAAACCCTTGTTGTTTAACTTCATCTGCCTGTACTCGCGCATGTCGGTACAGACTGATTTTCGTAGCATAGCCTGGTCTTTATTGGCTATCGTAGAGCAATCCTTAGAGCAGTACATATTTAGACTGCTCTTGGATAGAAACGGCTCTTCGCATTGCGCGCAATTGCGTAAAAGGCGGTTATCGGGCTTGTTCTCTTGCATCCAAGCCCGTCGGCACTCTCTCGTGCAAATAACATGGTTTGGATTTTTTGGTTTAAAGCTAGTTCCGCAGCGTTTACATTCAACCGCTGCGAAACGTCTTTTTTTAAATACCGGAAGAAGCATCGGGCTCTTTTTTCTCTTTTTCAACCAGGGTTCTAATTTGCCGTGTGCTTTTGACATGATTTAGCGGTGTAACGCCTATGTCAGAGGACATGCGGGCCGCGAGCCGTTGGCAGGCAATCATGGCGTAGCTTAAAGGGACATCGTAGTGCCTGGCATAAAACACGTCCATTATAGAGGCTTCTACGTCATCCAAGGTGTCGAAGATTTTTTCTGCGGTTTTCTCGTTCATTAATTTGACCCCCTTCGCACGTCATCGATATACCGGGTTAGTCTATCGATGTGCTTTCTTAAATGGTCGGTATCGTCGAGGATATTTTTAGCAAAGCTCAAAACTTCTTCGAAGTCGCGGTTAAGCTGCGCGTGTCGCATGGCGCTGTAGCTTATGTCTTCTTTCTCTACTGTTTCAGTCTCCATAGGACCTCCTTCGTTAAATGGACGGCCAGTATACACACATAAAACACCCATATTCAACTTGTTTTACGCAAAAAAATCGTATAAATTTACGTTTTTTCGGGAGACACAACATATGGCAGGTAGACCCGCTAAGTGGCCACAAGAACTTGTGGAGAAGGTGAGAGAAGCTAGAAACGTAGAAAACCGCAAAGTCGATTGGATTGCGGAAAGATATGGCGTGCCTGTCGATACGGTGAGAGACTGGGTGTACCGTGGACGACGAGCAGCACCCCATGAAGAAAATGCCAGACAGTGAGTATCAATGCTCTCGGTGTAATGAAATGTTTTCCCTGGAACCGATCATTTATCAGTTCCTGGTTGAGACGGAGGCCGAGATAGAAACCATCATCTGTTATGCTTGCCTTGGGCAGGTAGAGATGGTCAGTGGCGATCTTGAGTTTCCAATTTATCATTGAGCCGGTAGACCAGGTCCACGAGTTCTTTTAGCTCTGCCACGCTATCGTTAAACCGCTCAATAGCTTCAAAAACCTTATCCGCCTCTTCTTCGGTAAATTTAATCGTTACTTCTGTTCCCAACGTCAATCGCCTTATTTGGTCGGTTGGCCTCGTGCTTTAAACCCAGTAACGCTTGCCACGTTTGAAGCGTCTTGACATCGTCAGCATTAGCCGCGCCTTTCTCCTGGATTTGTCGTTCTACTTTCTCAAACGCTTGTTGAAAGCTCTGTTCAATTGTTTTCATAAGTCTTCACAGAAAATACAGTATCCTCTGGCTCGGGCTCGGGTTTATTTTTTTCCTTGTGTTCTTGCAGACGGTCTTTGATGTATCGACGGTCGCGGTCAGAGAGGTTGGCGTTCTTCCAGGCTTCAAATACCACGCGCAGTTGGCCGCTGATAGTGCGGCCCTCCACGTCGGCAATGACTACGATCTCCTCGTAGACGTCTTTTGGAAGTAAGACGCTTTTCCACTTGTTTGTATCCATAGGTTTCTCCAGGGCTAATATCTGCGATTATATAGGATCAATCGACAGATTCAAAATCTCCCCAGTTCGGACCTATCTCAATATCGCACTTATTTGGCACAACCAGAGGTATGGCGTTTTTCATGGTCTCAGACAGCTCACGAGCCTGTTCCACGGACTTTACGCTGAAAGCCAACTCATCGTGTACCTGGAGTAAAGGCACCGTACCGGCCTTGTAGACGTCCACCATGGCCTTTTTGGTCATATCGGCCGCAGCGGCCTGGATTAAACGGTTAAGTGACTTATAGGTGTAGGCCCTACGAAGACGGGTCGTGGGCCCATATTCGTTGACTGCGTCCTGGTACGGCAGCGCCTTGTTCATCTCGTAGGCGTCGGGCTCCCACAGGTTGAACCGGCACTTGCGCCCTCCCAGAGAGCGTATGGAGCCGCTAGAGCGTTTATCTTCCAGAGAGCGTTGTACCCCTTGCATTAGCCCTCGAACGAACGGGACGCGGTCGTGGTACTGTTTGGTAAGCTCCTTGGCCTCCGGGAGGGTGATGTCTAGCTGCTGCGACAGTTTATTGACGCCCATCCCATACATCATCGCCAAATTTATGACTTTTGCTTGTTTACGTGGAATCTCTGCCATTTCCGCAACCATGCTGTGGAAGTCCATGTCAGGGTTCTCGTTATAGGCATTTACAAACTCTTGAACGCCCGGCAGGTCCATGTTCTTGTACTCTGAGAAAGCGTGCGCGTAATGCGTCAGGATGCGTGGCTCCTGTTGACTGAAGTCTATGGCCGCCCACTGCTCGCCTTCTTCGGGCAGAAACAATCTACGGATCATGGGCCCTAGCTCCGGGTCGCGGGCCGGGATTTGTTGTAGGTTCGGGTTGCTCATCGAGAGGCGTCCTGAGACCGTCCCACCGTCGTCAGAGCGCAGTTGGTTGATGTGCCCATGCACACGGCCATCTCTGCCCACAAACTTCAGTATCGAGTCTATGAACGTGCCCTGTATCTTGTTCAGGTTCCGGGCTTCAATGATGAGCTTGGCCAGTTCCGAGGGATGCTCAGATAGGAACGCCTTGGTGAAGCTTGGCGCGCCCTTTTCTGTCCTTGGGTATTTGATGTTCTGCTTGTCAAACGCCTTGGCTATGGACGCAGCGGCCCAGATTTCAACGTCAGCACCGTTAAGGTCCTTGAGCCGTTTGCGGGCGGTCTTCTCACGTTTTAAAAGTTCTTGCTTGGTGCGCTCCGCCTGGTCGGTATCGACTCGTATGCCGCGGTAGGTCATGTCCACGAGGCACGGCAGTAGGTCAGTCTCCAACTCCCAGATTTGCCACAGGTCCTCTCGGTTCAATATGGTCTTGAGGTGTGACCAAAGCTCCAGGGTAATCTCCGCGTCAACCTCTGCGTAAGGCCCCACATACATCGCAGGCAGCTTCCACATCTCACCCTTGGGGTCCACACCAAACTCGCGTGCAGCCTCTGTCAGGGTCTTCTCAGACTTGGTCTTGCCCAGATAGTCGTAACACAGGGCGTTTAGGCTGTAGGAGAATCGGTTCTCGTCTACAAGCGCAGCAGTCATCATCGTGTCAATCACGCGGCCTTTGATCTCGAAACCCATGGCACGTATCCAACCCATGTCGTACTGGGCGTTGTGCATGATCTTATCCGCAGGGGACTCGAACACTTTCTTTAGATATTTATTGATGATGCGTTGATCCATGTTGCCGCCGCCTAGATGGCCAACAGGGAAGTAACCTTTCCATCCAGGGACAGCTAAGGCATAGCCCACCACTTCACCGTTCTTTGTGGCCCACCCAGGCCCGTTAGACTTGATGTCTGGGTCACGGGTCTCGACGTCAATCGCTATCTCTTTAGCATTTAAAATTTCTTCTGGGAAAGGATGCTC